TCACCTGTAAATTCAATATCTCCAAATCCGTCAGCCTGTAAACCGATGTTACCAAAAGATGAGTTAGAGTTTGTAAGATCACACTGTCCTCCTGATGCTACTGAAATACCAATGTCACATCCAATTGTGAATATAGAGACTAATTGAGCATAACCATTATTTGTAATTGAAACACCTATACCTGCTTCATTGTATTGTGTATAAGAGTCACAAACCATTGATTTTAGATCTTGACCTAAATCATTTTCTCCTGAGTAAGCTGCGTCTGCATGATCACCATTTATCTTCATACCAATACTACCTGTCATAAAGTTAGTACAGTTACGAACATACGGTGATCTCCATCTACCTTTATCACCCTGATTAGCAGGTCCTAAAGGTGTGTATCCTGTGACTGCCTGAAAATCTGTGCCAGCATTAACGCTTGCCTGAGTTGGTGGAAATGCAACACCACCACAATTTGGATGATCAGTAAGAATTGTTGCACCAGCAAAACTTAAGTTCTCGATTAAGCATCCTCTTCTTACATGAAATACATCTTTATTTGTGCTTTGTGGAACAACAGTTACTAATCTTAAATCCTCTCCAGTAATTGCAACGTCAGTTCTTAATCCAATAGGATTATTTTCTGAATATACTCCTGATCTTACCTTGATTGTATCTCCCTCTTGTGCGATTGCAGCTGCTGCACCAATTGTAAATTTAGCATCACCTTCAAGTAATCCACTATTTGTATCACAACCATTCTTTGTAACGTATAATGTTCTCTTTGTTTGAACACCAGATGGTCTCCAAGATACACCAACTCCAACTCCTGTAGTATCAAATGAAGATAAACGATAATCTGTTTTGCATATACCAACACCAGTATTATCAAAGAAATCTTTTATTTGTGCTTCTAATTCTAGATTACCACCAACTTTTGTATTTGATCCTATATTAACATTTTTAGCAACTCCTAAACCACCATCCACAACTACAGCACCAGTTGTTATATCATTTGACTCTGTCGTATCATCAACATCTAATCTACCTGCTATCACACCTGACCCACCAACATTTATATTCTTACCTAAACCTAGACCACCATCAATAACAACAGCACCATCTGTTGTGGTTGATGAATCAGTTGTGTCATCTACATCTAATCTTCCAGCAATAACACCATATCCACCAATATTAATATTTTCTTCAATACCAACACCACCATCAACTACCAGAGCACCTGTATCTTTATCTGTGCTTGAAGTTGATCCATCTATTTTTACATCAGAACCTACATTTAAATTCAAACCAATACCAACACCACCAGCTACAACAACAGCACCATCCGTTGTGGTGGTTGAATCGGTTGAGTCAGTAAAATCAGATTGACCAACAACGTCTAATGTGCCACCAATCGTAGTATCAGATCCAACATCTAATTTTAAATCGAATGTGACATCATTTGATGCATGTAAAGTTCCATTGACATCAAGTTGATAAGCAGGTGAATTTTCATTAATACCAACTCTTGTCATTCTATAGATCGCTGCACCTGTTCCACCACCACCTTGATATCCCCAAAGGTCTTGAGTGAATATAGTTGCAAGTCCAGTTACAGTTGATGGATCTTTTGCAGTTGGTATTAAAGTATCAGTACCATCACCTAAACTATTTAATTGTACAAAGTTTAATATCGTGAATGATTGACCAGCACCCACTGCACCACCTTGTCCAGGTGTAGGGATGAAGACATCTTCATCCATTATTTTAATTCCTTCTTGGAAAGAAGGTTCAAAGTTCACCCAAGTAATTCCATTACCATCTTTACTTAAAAAATCACCAGGACTACCTTTTAAATTTCTTGAGTCATAAAGTTCTTTTTGTATTGATGCACTTCCTTGAATATCTAATTTTATTGTACCGTCATTAGTAAAATTAGAAGGATTAGTTGTACCAAGTCCAACTGTCCCTAAACCTGTGATTACAGCACCTGAGAATGGTGTGGCATTATCACCTGTTTTGATTTGAATATTTTGAACTGGAATAGTGGTTCCAATACCGATTGTTCCCTCATCGGTTATTATAAATGCAGATTTAAATGCATCAATAGGTTGTCTTGGATCTAATGTCTCTCCACCAACTGCAACCTGAAATCTACCATCTGGTTGTGTGCTCCCAATACCAACACGCCCACCAATCTGTCCGTCATCTTCACTTGTTGTTGATATTGCAGTAAATACAGTTCCAGCAACACCTACATTTAATCTTTGCCTTACCGTGAGATATTCCATATCCACAGCACCGATAAATGTAGAGAGACCACTTACAAAAAAGTTTTTCTTAATTATCGTGTCATTTAATTCAACAGTATCATCACCAAATACATCTGATGCTTCTATGTTTGCATATAATTTACCATAGACGTATACATCATTAGTAAATTCTGTTATTTGACTAAACTGATTAGCGTCCTCACCATAACCTGGACTAGGGACTGGACCTTTCCTAAAATTTGGCATTATCCAAATCCTCCAAAGTTACTCAGAGCATTTCCTAATTGACCTTGTAACTGCCCCTGCACATTTCCTAACTGTCCCTGAATTGCATCGGTATCAATATTACCTGCAACATCTTTCAATTTATCTTTTAAACCACCTGCTTTTTCCTGAAGTTGATCTGAGAGAGAATCTAATTTTCCACCTGTAAAAGCTGACTCTATAGCACCTTGTCCAACTTTAGTTCCCCTAAAAACTAATCCACCAAATGTTACATCTCTAGGGGCAAGATTGCCTGTCAATGCATTTGTTGCAAGATTAGGTGTATCAAAAAATATACTACTCTTACCACTGATTGTTACATTTTTCTTTGACATTATATTAATATTATCATCTGCATCAATTATTATATTTTTACCTTTGATTTTTACATCACCATTTCTCTCAGCAGTTATAGTAACATCACCATTTTTACCAACAATATTGATACAAGTTCCACCTTCTTTCGTTACTCCACCAACTATTGTTAAACAATCATCGTTGAAAAGATTCATTTGACCGTCTTCGGTCATTCCCCATAAACCAGTCTGATTATTTTGATCCATGACCTGTGCGAAGACAGTTCCACCTCCAAAACCAACTGTTGGGTTTCCAGTTTGGAATTTAAAGTTGGGTTTCTCGTCAAAATCAAAAAGTGCCCAATTTTGTAGATCTGGATTTACTGGCATTTTTTACCTATTATTCTAATATTTATTTACGTTTTAATGATATAAACTAAGGCATAATATGGTGGTAAGTTTTTATCAGTTGCTGATGAACCTTCAGATGATGTGCTTCCTGAAACTGGGTGACTGTGTGAAGCATTAAAATCAACACCAGCAGTAGGACTAGTGGATGAACTTCCTGTTACAGGTGAGTTTCCAGTATTTTTCTTTGTGAATACTCCAGTTGCACCACCAGCCACGTTGTAACATTCTGATATTTTTGTCATATCACCTGTTAGAGATACGTTGTCAGCTGATAATGTTCCATCTCCGTGATTATGACTTACAAGTGTAGCATCTTTGCTACCACCAGTGCTATTTCTATTATAATTAGAACCAGCACCAATTATAAATCTATCTCTTAAATCTGGAACATTTGATCCAACAACTGATTGTAATGCGGACGTAGATGTTGATCCACCATTACATAATTGCCATCCAGATGGAGCTGAACTCCCTCCATATGCAACTATCGTTCCAACTGGAATACCTGTCGATCCAGCGTCACCTTGTGATCCTTTATCTCCTTCTTCACCCTTTTGTCCTTTGGTTGAGTTATCAGCACCAGGTGCACCTTTTTGTCCTTTAGTAGAATTATCTGCACCAGCTTGTCCTTTTTGTCCTTTGTCACCTTTATCACCTTCACCCTTTTGTCCTTTAGTAGAATTATCAGCACCTGTTGCTCCCTTTTGACCTTTGATTGCGTCTCCTTGTTGACCTTTTATCGAATCACCTTTTTGTCCCTTATCTCCTTTATTTCCTTTTGTTGAATTATCATCACCTTTATTTCCTTTGATTCCCTGATTACCTTTTTCACCAACTCCTCCATCACCACCTTCAGGTCCTATCTCACCTTTTTGTCCTTTGTTACCTTTATCACCTTTAACACCCTTATCACCTTTCTGACCTTTATCACCCTTTTGACCTTTATCTCCTTTTGCTCCTTTTAATGCTGATGATGAGGTTACTGAAACCCACTGTGCCGAATTTCCATCATTATAATAAACATGAAGGTCTGAGTCATCACTATCCCACCATAGATCACCTTGATTTGGTGTAGGACTTGTTGGTGGATTAGTGCCAATAGTTACACTCGCTCCACCTCCACCTGTACCTGAGTCACCTTTATTACCCTTATCACCTTGATTACCTTTATCACCTTGAGATCCTGTATCACCTTTAAATCCTCCAGTTCCTTGAGTTCCTTTATCACCCTTACTACCAGAACCAGTCGAACCTTTTTGCCCATCATTACCTTTATCTCCTTTATCACCTTTTACTGTTGATGGGTCACCCTTCGATCCTTTTTGACCCTCATCACCAATTAATCCTCTATCCCCTTTATCGCCTTTATCACCACCTTCTCCCTTTGCACCAGGATCTGGTATTCTCATCCAAGCATATCCACTCCATCTCCAGCTTCTACCTCCGAAACTAAAAACCTGACCTGTATTTGGATTTTGTGGAAAACTAATTGCCATTTTTATGAAGGTTTAGATGGCCAACTTGGATTTGCTGGATCACTCGTATTTGCAGGAAGATCTCTCAACGCTTGTCTATAATTTATCCACTCTGTTTTTTTAGAGTCATCTAATCCTATATCACCTAATTGAGTGAAGTCTGAAGATAATAAGAGATTATCTCTCTCACTTCTTAATTTCATCCATAAAAAAGAACTACTTTCAAGATATTCTTTTTCTAAATCTTTTCTACGATTAATTTCATTTGTAAACGTAGTTTCCGCTTGTGAGTAGATACCAATAGTTGTAATACCTAAATTAGGAGTACCATCATTATATTCTATTTCACCTGAAGATCCATTCCAATGAACTGCGTGTACATTAGTTGGTATCCAAGACATATCAGTTCCAATACCACTTATCAATGTGTTTCCAATACCAATAAGTTTATCTTCTGTAACAATGGTTAGTGATGTATTCATTAGGTGGTCTCTCCCTCAAGTTTATTTATTGGTTCATCAATAGTTTTGATACTATTCTGCACGATTGTATTTGATATTCTATTTAATGTTTCATTTCTAAATGACTCGACAGCAGCACCAGTTTGTCTTTGTTGCTGAGAATTTTCAATCATTAACATAGGTAACCAAGTTACTGCACATCCCCATTCATCTACTGGTTCACCAGTTTGGGGATTATTACCTCTTATCTGTGTAAACCATGAGCATTGTAAACCGATACAATCTTTACCAATTAGGGGACAAAATTTTCCCTGTTCAAGTTTCATTAATTTTTCTGAGCAATAATTACATCACTATATGCGATATTTAAGTTAAAACTAGGACTAGTAAATCCATGATCGTGTGAACTGCTACTACCAGTATTTTCTGAAGTTGGTGTATATGAGTCGTTACTTCCGTGAACTTGACGATACCCAACATATCTATTCCAGTTACCACCTGCTTGTCCTGAATTACTGGTGCCACCACGAGATCCATCAATCGCTATTTCATTTCTAGTCCAAACATTATGATAGTGAGTTGCTAGTTGAGATGTGGATAATGTACGATTATTAACACTACCACCAGTTGCATATATCGTACTATTTAATACGTTGGTTAACCCATTACTACCACCAGACCCAACAGTTCCAGTTACAATTCTCAACGCCCTATTATCAACACCTGATGTTACTTTTGTCCAACCAGTTGGTGCCGATGTTTGTTGAAATATCATTCTTGTACCAGATGCAAAAACTGAACTAGATCCAGTAACACTACCAGTAACATTAAGATCTCCATTTATAGTGACACCTGAAAATGTAGTTTCTAATCTCTTTAATCCCTCATACATTAATTCGCAACGACCTTGACCACCAACGGAATTCTTTTCAAACTTAGCAATTGTTTCAGCACTTCCACCATTAGGATCTTCTATATAAAATCCTTTACCATTTGAATCATGAACACGAACTGTTAATGAACCATTCGCCATGTTTATGCTACCATTAGATCCATCATGAATAATGGTCATATCTGGTGCATTTCCAAGACGAATAGCTTTACTATCACCTAAATTTAAATTTGTACCATCAAAAGTCAAGTTTGTTTCAGCATTTATAGTTGCAGTTCCAGTCGCTGTTAACACCCTATTATTTGCATTATTGCTTATAGCTGCTGATCCTGCAGAACCAGTCTCTCCTTTTTGTCCTTTTGTAGAGTTATCAGCACCAGGTGCACCTTTTTGTCCTTTAGTTGAGTTGTCATCACCCTTATCACCTTTTGTAGAGTTATCAGCACCAGGTTCTCCTTTTTGTCCTTTAGTAGAATTATCAGCACCAGGTGCACCCTTATCACCTTTTGTAGAGTTATCAGCACCAGGTGCACCTTTTAAACCCTTATCACCCTTATCACCTTTTGTAGAATTATCAGCCCCAGTCTGTCCCTTTTGTCCCTTTGTAGAATTATCTTCTCCCTTTTGTCCTTTATCCCCTTTGTTTCCTTTTTCACCATTATCAACTACATTGATAGTTCCGACCATTGATCCATGATATTGACAAATATAATACAGAGTTGCAGGAGCGTTTAATGGAACTTGAAATATAATTGTACCTGTTTGTGCACCATTGTTAGTCACTCCTGTCGCAGCATTACCAGTTCCTGTGGTTGCTGATGTTTTAATCCAAAATGGATGCCCACTAACATTGACACTAAAATGATATCTAAATCCTCTAACTAATTTTAAAGTTGGATTGTTTTGACCATCAATAATATAATTACTCGCACCATTATTTGTGACATTAAAAGTTGCAGCTACAATGTCCCCTTGAATTCCTTTATCACCTTTATCACCTTTATCACCCTGATTACCTTTATCACCAATTCCTCCAGATCCCCCTTCTGGTCCTATCTCACCTTTTTGTCCTTTGTCACCTTTATCACCTTTATTCCCCTTATCACCCTTCTCTCCTTTCTGACCCTTATCTCCCTTTATCGCCTCTCCTTTTTCACCCTTAACTCCTGCTGTTGCGTCTTTTTTCCAGACTGATCCATTCCAAATAAACGTCATACCATTTGCAGTATAAGTTTGATTTGTACTTGGATTATTTGGAAAATCGAATGCTGCCATAATTTTTATTTAAAATAAATCATTCCATTTTGAACCATCATAACATTGCATTTTATTTATTGTGGTATTAAATATCATTGAACCTGTTACAGTTGAAAGTCCTACTCGTTCATCTGTGGTATATTTTGGTGCAACGACCTGTTTTTCATAATCAAATTCCATAGTTTTTTTAGATATTTATTAATAACCACCGTAACCACCACCTGATGATGGAGGAGGTGATGAAGGAGGAGATGATGATGGGGGTGATGATGAAGGAGGAGATGATGATGTGGGTGATGATGAAGGAGGTGTCGATGTTGACGGTGTAGTTGTTTCTGTAGTTGTAGTGGTGCTAGTATCAGGTGTTGATGATGATACAGATGAAGATGAAACAGTCGTCATAGGAATTGTAGACGCTGCTTGTCTTATAGCAGACGCAGACCTACTCTCAGCGGGTGTATCATATATTATTGAATGAGGTGTTGTGGTATGAGCTGCTCCTACCATTTTAAGTCCTGTCGATGGATGTATGTGGAATGGTCCGTAATATGGGTCTCCATTTATAAAACCAACTATACCATCACGAGGTGTGATACAATCAATAACTTGTTTGATTTCACCTTGATAGTTAGGTCTAGGTGCTATTTGTGGTTTAATAATTGCACCAAATCCAGTTGATGATTGGATTGTTAATTTAGGGACGGTTTTTACAGGAAAAACATTTACATTTATAGGATTAGGAGGGATTACATTAAGTATTTTACCATTTTCATCTAATATTTTACCATAAACGTTTCCCTCATTATCCTGAATTATATCTTCCTCCTTATAATCCTCACCTGGTGCCACAATAACAACGTGGTCAACAGTGTACTCAATGTCATCCGTATTCTCATTTATTACAGGATAATTTTCACCAGGTGTTACAACGTAAATATCAGTAACTTGCTGGTATGTTGGTGATTGAGGATCATAATCAATTACTGCTCTTGCATTTGCACCATATCCTTGATTACAATTATCAGTAATTTCAACTAGGGGTGGCACTGTGTAACCTTGACCAGGATTTGTTAATTTAATACCTATTAAACTACCAGTCTGTTGTGCAAAGGCATCACCAACTAACGCTCCAACAATAGGTTCAGCAAGTGTTCCTTCACCATCAGAACCAAATACTTTTACTTGCATACCTTTACAATTAAGTGGTGGTCCAGTATAACACTCACCTAATGCACTACTAAAACCCTCAGTGCTCACACCTGGATCAAAAAAATCAAAAGCACCAAGTAATTGACCTGCTAATCCACCAGGTGCTCCTGCTGATTCCTGTAATGCCTGTGCTGCATTTGCAATGTTCATTATTGCTTCACCAGTTACACCAGGCATATTCATCGGACCTTTTCCAAGACACCAAATACTGGATTTGACATTTGCTGTTCCAGGTGCCACACATTTGATTGCCTCCTGAATACCTAATAATCCTTCAGCTTTCCCTCTTAAATCACTTACCAAATCAAATCCACCTAATATTTTACCAACTCCACCTAGTTCAGGACCAAGAGCGTCACCAATACCATTTACCACTTTATTGAAGATAGCACCAGAAAATTGATCTGCAATACAAGGTGTAAAATTTTCTACGTTATCAAGAAAAGATGTTAGCATAGATGTAATATCTGGTAACATTGAGTTTCCAACAGACTCAATCACACAAGGTAATTTCTTTTGTATAGCACTTACAGGTCCGACCATAGAAGTTTGTGCAGCAGTACCTGCCATCTTAGCAATTGCTGTGTTTTTTGTTGCTGCTAATGTTTTTGTGTATACAGATGAATATAATTTATTCAGTCCACCATTTAAAACACCACTTAATTTTCTTGCACTCGATCTGGTCATATCACCAGTTATTGAATTTGTAACACCAGTAAGTTTTTTACTTAAATCAGATATAAGTTGTTTTTTTTGTGATCCAGTTGCAGTTTTTGCCTCTTTAACTGCATTTTGTAAGTTCGTTTTAATTTCAGTGTTAGCGTCAGTGCCAGCCTGTGCGACACAAGATCCCATCGCAGTGGATGATGAACGATATACTTTTCCTGTCTGCTCCGTTAATTTTTTTGCTCTATCGGGTTCAATATTAACAACTGGTGAGTCTGTTTGTTGACTATCATCTCCAGTTTCATTTTTAACAATTGTTTTACCACCTGGTGTTGTTTCAGGTGTATAACCAGAGAATGGTACAAATGGTGATGGAGGTTCCTTATCTACCGTATATCTTGAATTCCCTATAACACCGATAATCACAGGTTGTTGTGCATCATCACCATCAAGAAAGAAACCTACACAAATATCACCTTGATTTACTCTTATTGGTTTTTTAAATCCCGATCTACCTGATCCATTATTTGTTGGTAATATAACTGTTGCCCAAGGTAAATCATCATCAGATAACTCAGTTGTATTCTGAGGATGATAACCCATAATACGAACTTTAACTCGATTTCCCCAAGCTTCAGGTCTTTTATTTCTCTGTAATAACCAACTCTTTGATGGTGGAATTTGTCCTATCCACCAACGAAATCCATCTCTACCGAGAAAATTACTTTTTAGGAAATTATTTTCTATCATTTATCTTTCCTACCGAATGTATCTCTTATAAGTTTTAGTTTAGTAAATGATCCTTTATTTTCATAATAATGAACTAACTCTTTAATCATATATAGACCACTTTGCTCCTCGTCAGTTACCTTATTTTTATCAGTTGTAATTTTAGCAAAAGTACAATTTATTAAATTACCAGCAATAAGATTTGTATTCAAAGGAATTGTCATAACAACAGTCGAATTAAAAATTGTATTGTATCTCATCATTGCCTGAGAGTGAATTTGCATAGGGTCAGCATTTTTCTCTCTTGTTCTCTTATCACTTTTTTCCATGATACCGATATCTAAAACTCCAGTCACATATCGACTTGGTACATTTCCTAAAGACTCTCCACTCTTATCAACTGGTGGTAAAAATATTTGAAAGTCTGCTCCTAAATTTTCCATTTTTTTGGCATAATCAGAAACTTTAAACAATCCTTGTTGGGGTGAAGTAAATATATTATTCAAAGGATCATAATACATTCTATATGTGCAATAAGCACCTCTCTCTAAATTTTCAATCAAATTTTGATTTCGATTTGTGTTATATTGTAATATTCGGAAGTCTTTTCTTGGATCAAAAGTATCAACAACACCAGGTTGATAGATATATTCTTCTTCAAATGGATCTTGATTTACTAGACTGTCAATTGATTTAAAATGATATCCATTTTTTGTTTCAAAGAAAAAGTACCCCGCTGATGAACTATTGCCAGCAACCTCTGCTGGTACAGATTTTGATGCTAACCACGTTAAAATTGTAAAAGGTTTTTTAAGATTACCTATAAATCCATATGGATTTTCAGTGTCATCAACTTCAATCTGTTTTTCAGAAAGCAGATAATTTTTTATAATATCCTTTGCACTGTCAGATATTTTTTGAGTAACTGGAAATTTTTTACCAACTCTTGCAGTTTCATTTGTTATAGCCTCTCTTGAAACTAAGTTTAGTACAAATGTTTCACTCTCAGCGTTTATTAAGACATTTGTAATTGAAGAAACAAATAATGGATTATCATTATTTTCTGTAAATTCTAAACCAGGTCCATCACCCGTAGCAGGTATCTTTATACTTACTTTTTCACCCCCTCGTAAAGGAAGACCATTATATATTGATGTTAAATCACCATCATCATCTTGAATTACGTTACCTGAACTCGTGATTAAAACTTGTGCAGTTATCATTGGAGAGAATAAATTTTCATAATAACTAAAAGTAACAACCCCTCCTCTCAAATCAACATCTTTTTCTCCATTATTTGATTTAATGGAAAATACTTCATATACGCTTCTATCTTGTGCTGCCATGTTTAGTTATTTTTAAGATTGAGACGATGTAAATCTAACAAGGTCTTTTGTGAATTATGACCTGAATTAGGTATTATTATATTATTACCTCCCCCTGATGGCATTACAAATTCATTACTAGGATTACTTTTTGTCATCATTATTATTGTGCTCTTTGGTTTTTTTCTTCCTTTTAAATTTTTCATTTTTCTTTTAACAGGTGTTATCAATTTATTAGTTGTACCAACGGGATCAAACATACCCTCAATATTAGCATATCCCTCCTCTGGCTCCAAATCCATATCAGTTGAGGAAGATGTTGATGCTGATGGTAAAGTTTCTGATGGTTTAGTAGGTGTGACTGACAAAGGTTTATCATCATTAGGTAATCCCACTATGTTATCTGTGTCTGGTTTTCCAAGATCTATTTCTTCTTCAGTTTCTGATTCTTGGTCTAATAACATTTCTCTATCAATATCTTCCTGAGTTATTGGAGTAAATGCAGCAGCTTCAAGATTATCTGGTATTTCAACACCTTCTTCAATGATGAGATCTTGCTCATCATCATCACCTGTTAATGGAACAACTTCTATACCAGAATCATCCGCTAATGAATTGAAATCTTCACCTCCCTCTTCCTCTTGCTGCTTATTCTTCTCATCTAATTTATTCCCTTTTTCAGCTGCCTTTTTTATATTCTCATCATTAGCAAAAGCAGAAACAGATTCTAAAAAATCTTTATTTAATTTAAGAAGACCACCATTTACATCATCAATTTTTTCTCTTATTTTTTTATTATTTTCTCCAAATTCAAACCTATTAAATTTCTCTAAAAAATTAGACACTCCAGTGCCTATTCCAACTAATACATCTTTTATATTACCTAAAAATCCAGTCAAAATCCCCACAACTCTTGAAATCAATTTGAATAGCAATGTAATTTTAGCGATTATTATTGGTAAATTAGTAAGTGCCCATCCTAACAATAATACACCTAAAAAGTCAATCATTCTACCTAAAAATCCTCTTGTACTCTTTTGTATTAGATTACCTTGTTTTTTCGCAACACCAGTGACTGATGATGACTCCAATTCATCCTCTCTCTGTTTCCTTAAAATATTTTCTCTTCTTTTTCTAAAAAATTCACCATCTTTCCTCACAAGAGTGCTCTTAAATATATTACTCTCTCTTGTTTGTTTCAATAATTCTCGTGATTGTTTACCAATATTAACTAATCCTACTGATAAACCACTTACTGATTTACGAATTGTATCAATACTTACAGCAGATTTTCTAAGAGCATTTCTTCTTGCAGATAAAGACATTAGTTACCTACCCCATAAGTTGCTGCACCATATAATGTGTGTGGATTCTGATCATCAAAAAAGATTTTGGGCACAGTAGCTGCGTCAGATTTCATTGTTTCACCACCCCCACCAGATGTAGATTCTGACTGAGATAATGGAATATCAACAATAGCTGGTTGTCCCTCATTTACATCTGATATCTCACTTGCTGTATCAGATGTTTTTGATTTTATAGGATTAATCAAACTACTTGAGTCTTCTTCATTATTTTGATTATTAAATTTTATCCCTTCAATCGGACCATCAAAGTTTGCATTAGGTTTTAATTCATTATCTTCAGTTTTACTTTCCTTACCACCACCAAACATACCCATTAACCCATCATATAATTGTCTAACTTTTGACTCACCAAACAACGCTCCTCCAAATATGAGAGCACCATATAACAATCTCGCACCAGGTATGGGTAATAGTGCGATTGGTGCTAATAATTTTGCTAATACTGCAGATGTAGCAGCATATCCAGCAACCCCTGCAAGTGCCTTTCCTATACTATCTCCTGACGCTAAACTTAACACAAGACCAAACACTGGACCACCAAACTTCTTTAATAATGGTTTAAGACCTCCTTTTATACCAACAGTAGATAATAATTTGTTTAATATATTTTTGCCAGGCAATTTATTTAAAAATTTAGCGATCATATTTTTGACTGGATTTACAATATTATCACCTGTTTTTACTATTTTATTTCTAATATTCCCAGCTCTATTCCTTATGCCTGATAAAAAACCTTTTTTAGTTGGTATTTTCTTTGTATTTTTAACTCCTTCATCCATTATTTCACCAACAGTCTTTGCTGGATCCATTTTAGATGGGTCGATTTTACCTGAAGAACCAGGACTGAAAACTTTAGTTATTTTACGAAACCCCTTTCGCAGCATTTTTCTTCCTTTTCTGGTAGTTGACATTCCCAAACCTGCAGTTGCTGCTGTGGTTGCTGCTGTGGTTGTTATATTCGCTGCTGTTCTTCCAATACCTCTAGTTAAAAAATTACCAACCGCACTACCTAATGCGTTTGATGCAATAGCAGAAAATAATCTTCTTAAACCACCTAAAGTTACTCTTAGCACACCACTAAAAGCAACTCTTGATATACTACCCGCAAATACTCCTAATAATCTAAATGAGTTTTTTAATCCGATTGATAAGGCAGTTACCGTGCCACCTATAACTAATAAACCATTGACAAATTTTTGCTTTAATTGGTTTAATTTTTCAGTGTTACCTTCTACCTGTGCTTGAATAATATCGATACCAACTTGTGTTAACCAACCACCAGCTAATATTAAGAAAAACTTCTGCAAATTACCAAGAGTTGATTGAGTTTTAACTGCAATCTTTTGGAGTGGTTGCACAAGTGCATTTTGAATTTTATTTTCTAATTCACTTTCCTTTCCTTCCCTCAAACCTTGTTCTGCTAATATTCGCTCTCTCTTTCTATTCTCTGCCTCTCTCTGTCTATCTAATTGATCACTTATTGCTAAATTTTCTTTGACTCCAGATAATGAAAAATTAAGTGATGATATTTGTGTGCTTATTTTCTCTAATTGTTGTGAAACATTTGTTAATTGAAGAGATTGTTGTGAGAGAAGATTTGTGGTTACAGTATCTGGTTGTCTCTGAGATTGTCTGGGCACGAACATACTAGAAGATACAGTTCTCCTAACAGCATTTAATCCTCCTGATATTGGTGATCCAAACTCATCCATTTTTTTCTTGTTGTGCTTTTAGATTTTCCTCTTCAACATACTGTTGGAGTAGAGACACATAAATCTCTCTTTCCCACGGTATCATATTTTCAAGCTCTGTTAAGCTATATTTATGGTGTTGCATCAAGGCAAAATTCAATTTATAGTATGACACTAAGTCCTCGTGTGCCATACTTACCCGAAAAAATTCTGTAGTCCCTCCAAAACAATTTCACTTTCAACTTTCGTATTCGGATTCATCACTTTAACCTTATGAGATAATTTTGGCATAGTATCGAAGAATTGTTCAATCTCTTTAAACTGAGATGAATTCAATTGCTCTAAAAATTCTGTAAGTTCCTTTTTAGTGCAATCATTTTGTGTCCAAGATTCTTCTTCAGAGTAAACCTGATCTATACAAGATGCGATTAATTCAAAGGTATCGTCTACCTTCATATCAGTTGCAGTAAAATTAGTTTTGATAAATTCATTCAAAGATGGATATCTCATTCTAAGAGTATAAGTATCATCTAATTTTATGTCAGTTTTATGATCATCAGATTTTTCTACTTTAATTGAGTCAATGTTTATTGACGTTGGCACTTGTGTTTTACCATCATCTGGACAAGTAACCATCACTTCTATCTGCTCACCAACAGATTTACCACGAACGTTTAGAAAGAGATATTCAATATCAAATGTTGATAATTTGTCAACTTTAGTTCCCCTTGTTAATATACAAGCAGACAATATGGATTTAATTGCATTCGCAATTTGTTTTTGATCTTGAGACTCTAATGCAATAATCAGAATTTTCTCTTCTTTAACAAGGAATGGTCTATATTTAATTTTTCTACCTGATGAAGGAAGAACCAACTCATATGTTGGCGTTGCAATTTTTGGTAAAGGCATAATATGCTTAACACTTCAGTGCCACTATTTATAGTGGTTTTTAAGATTATATTACTCTCGTACCTATATCAGTTTTTCCTGCTGATGAGGTTGTATTATTAACACCTAATCTACCACTCGCTGTGAGACCTTGCTGTACAAAATCATCATTAATATTAGATAATTTTTTCCCGAAGAAATTTTTCTCTAACTCAGCTTGTTCAACACTAAATCCATCTCTATAAGGATTTCCTCGATTAAATATCTCGTTAAACGCCCTACCTAAATCTCTAGCAAGTGAATTTGATTCTCCACAAATATATCTGTCAAAACTAAATGTTGCGGTTGCTTTTAATAATTGTGAATTATTATAAGATACTCTAACTGAATTGAGAGCCAGAGGAAATAGACCTATAAATCTATACTCTAGAAAACGATTATAATCTCTTTCAAACTTAACTATCCTTGTTTCATTTGATTTATATTCAGATGGGTAATGTAATCTATAATGATAAGTATCTTTTGCTGGATCATCGACAGCACCTGTGATATATTCCATCCAGTGCTCTAAAAATTTCATTGATCGATATCCATTATCAACATAAAATTCTAAACTAATCTGTGTGAAATTACGAGTATGTGCAAATCTTTCAATCACCCCTTGATAATCACCACGAGTATCAACAGATGCAAGAGCACTTCCAGGCAAAACCGCATCACTACATAACAAACCTATATCATCGACTATAAATCGATCATTAACACCTTTTCTTCTTAGATGAGATCTTAATGAACTATTAGGCAAAGAAAATTTTACTAAAAATTGAGATGTTTGAGCTACATTCTGTAGCTTTGGCATTATATCTGATATTCCTCTTGGTCTTGGTGCTGGCACTCTAAATAAAATTACATAACATATGTATTTAGATGTCTTATAAGGGAAAATACTATCCCTCTTTTCCACGAAAGTATAAAGGTGATCCAACAAATATCATCTATCGATCATTATGGGAAAGAAAGTTTATGGTTTATTGTGATAAGAATGACAATATATTAGAGTGGGCAAGTGAAGAAATTGCTATCCCATATCGTTCTCCTGTTGACAATCGAGTTCATAGATACTTTCCCGACTTTTATATGAAAGTTAAGGAAAGAGGTGGAAAAGTAAAACGATATGTGATTGAAGTGAAACCAGCAAAGCAAACAAAACCACCCGTAAAACCAAAGAGACAAACAAAAGGATATATTCGTGAAGCATACGAATATGCAAAAAACCAAGCAAAATGGAAGATGGCACGAGAGTTCTGTGCTGATCGTCAGTGGGAATTTAAGGTAGTTACAGAAAAAGAGTTAGGAATATGAGTCGCATCGACCCCATAATGAAAAATCTTATTGGGAATGAAAATCCTGATGATTTAGCACAAGACATATTAGAAGTATTAACTGAAGGTAGTAATGTACCAGAGGCAGGTAATTATTATGTTTTTGTTTATCAACCCAAAACACCTAATATTAGATATGATGCACACCCTCTGGTAGCAGTGACTGATGTTTTTCAATGGGGTTTCAAGGGAATAAATTTTCACTGGGGGCAAGTGAGACAATATACATTTCCAGAAGTTGTAGGTGGTTTATATCAAGTTGATGAAATGGAACTTCGAGACTTACGAACTATTCCATTTGGAAGAATACGTCTAAATAGTTAACAAAAGTTAGGTCGATATGGGTTTAAAAAGATTAGGTGGTGGTTTATTAGATGCTGTCACAGGAAATAGATTTGATTTTGATGGGTTAGGAAGACCTGGTGATAATCCTGGAAATAATCAAGAACCTAGAGATAGAAAGGGACCTCCCTCTCGTAGACTTAGAGGGCATCCATCTATTATGGGATATCCTATAGCCAGAGGTCAAAATGAAAGAACAGGTGATTCACTACTTATAACTTGCAGAGAATATAAAGCTTCAAAAATGTCTCTAACAGGGGATACCGCTGTTTTAAGAGCAACTGAATCTAAAAATGTAGATGGTATTAATTATAGAAAAGGTGATTATATACTAGACAATAAAGGTAGATATGCTACAACAAAAACTGGAAAAATAGGGGTATCCAGTCTTGGTGCATCTGATATGACACACAAAGCAAAAAGAATTTACAGTGTCGAATTACCAATACCTCAAGATGTGAATGATGCAAATACTGTCACTTGGGGTGATGATAATATGAATATCTTTATGCTCGCAGGTTTAACTGCTGCTGGTAATCTAGGTAAAGATACTTTTGAATCAGCAAAACAACTTTTAACACAAGATGTTGATTTAGGAGGATTTAATGCTCTTGATGCAGAAACACAAAGAGCTGTTAAAGCAGCTATCGCAGGTAAAGCGATAGATGTTATGGGTGGTCAAATAAGACCTAACTCTGCAATAGGAAGAGCCGCAGGTATGATTTTAAACTCAAATTTAGAATTATTGTTTGACAGTGTAAATTTAAGATCTTTTCCCTTTAGTATCAATTTCTCTCCTAGAACTCCCAAAGAATCTGATATGGTAAAGCATATAATTCGTGCATTTAAAAGTTCGATGGCAGCAAAAAAAGGTATTGATAAAGCAGGTGGTCAAGGTGGAGTATTTTTAAGAGCACCTGATGTTTTTTCCTTGAGATATTTACATAATGGAAGACAACATACATTCTTAAATAGTTTTAAAGATTGTGCTCTAACTGGAATGACAGTTAACTATACAAACGCTGGTACTTATACAACTTATGACGATGGAACACCTGTTAGTATAAGAATGAATTTAACATTTAAAGAACTTAATCCAATTTATCATGAAGATTACATAGACGAAATTCCAGGAGTTGGATTCTAATGGGATATTTCAGAGAATTACCAAACATATTATATCCATCACCTATGCCATCTAAGCATTCAACCGCTGATATGGTAGAGATAAAAAATTTATTTCGTCGTGCAAAGTTATTTGATTATATAAATGATTCTGCCTCTTTATTTGAAAAATATATTGTAGAGGATGGTGAAAGACCAGATACGATAGCTGATGAATTATATGGAAATCCACGATTAGACTATGTGGTAGTGATAGTTGCTGGTATCACAAATATCCATCAACAATGGCCAATTCAAGATTTTCAGATGTACGATTTTGCTCTTGCAAAATACGGATCAGAAACTGAAATGAATGAAATACATCATTATGAAACATATGAGATTAAAGATAGTCAAGGTCGTCAAATACTACCTCCAAATTTAATTGTAGATAAAGATTTTACAATGGATGGTAGTAGTTTAAGATTTGGTAATAATCGATTTATTGTTTATAATCAATCAGGTGCAGAGCAACTTGATGACAAAGCAAAATACACAATCTTAACAGATAATATCGCAAGACCAGTTACTAATTATAAATTTGAAATAAATCAAAATGATAAAAATAGGGAGATTGATGTTTTAAAACCATCATATCTACAATCATTCATCAACGATTTAAGAGATGTTGTACGATATAGTAAAAACTCAAGTTATATTAGTGGAAAACTTGCAAGAACTGAATTAAGAGACTTGACATCATAAAAAAAGGGGGTCGTTTGACCCCCCGTGTAATTATTCTTCCGCTAGTTTTTGGAAGTACGATAATGCATCGTCATCATCTTCATTCACCGAAGACGGTGTTGTTGATACAGCAGCGGTAACTAATTCCTCTGCAGCACCACGACCATCATCTTCATCTGCAACTTCATATTCTGGAGTTGCAGTTTTCTTGTTGCCAAGAACATAATCTAAACGAGTCTTCAGCTCTTCATAAGTCTTGAACTGGTCTCCTGCAACTAACTCAGCGAGAGA